CGTGAAAGAAACTGGACTTCACAAGGGACTTATGTTTATCTAAAATGGTCTATCTTTGATGAAGAAGAACAAAATGAAATGAGAGAACTTATGATAAATGAGTTAGAAGATATTATGGACGAAGTATTCTATGAGTATGATACTATCCTTCACGATGAAATTGTAAATGAGTGGGATTTAACTGAAGAGTTAGATGGTGTTGAAATAGATAGTGATGAATACTATGAAATTATTGAATGGATTAAAGAAGACACATATTCATTAAATCCATATTATATTCACTTCTGTTTGATGTGTATTGATTTAATTGAGAAAAGTTTGGTAGATTAAAAACTAATCAGTATATTTGTAGTATGAAAGAACAAGAAATCAAAGGAATTAAAGAAAACTTACTATTCTATTACCCTGTGGGGTCAAAGAAGATGATGGCACAAAGATATAATGTTGAAACTGATGAATTGGTATATGAGACAGAAATTACCAGTCAATATCATTACGATATAACCTTATCTATATTTAGAATGTTAAACAATCCAGATAGTCCTGCTAATGTGAAAAAAAGGAAAAAAGATTTGGTAGATTAAAAAATAACCAGTATATTTGTATTATGAAAGAAAAAGAAAAAATATCATTACAGACACTTAATTCAATTATGGAAGAACACAAGAACAATCTTGTTAAATACAAAGATAATGAAATTAAAGTAAAACAAATTGAGTTCCAAATTAAATCCATTCAATCAGTAGTTATGGATTTATTTGTTAGAGATTTAATCAATTTTGATTTGGCAGAGTAAAAAATAATCAGTATATTTGTATCACTATGAAAGAACAAGAAAAAATTATGGAAAAGACAGAATTATTATTAAATGGAAAAATAGAAGATTTAATTTCACAATTACAAGAATTACTTGGAACTGGTGGATTGACTAAAATATTTTATGGTGATAATAAAACAAATATACCAGATGAATATGGGTTGAAAGTGGGTGGGTATTTTGATGGTAAAAATCACAAACACAAAGTAGAAATCAAAATCACACCAAAAAAATATTAAAATAATTTTGGGAATTAAAAAATAAGTAATATATTTGTAGTATGAATATCACAGAAAAGAAAACAAACGAGAGGTTCTTTAACCGAGTAATGAGTATGGGTAGTATGTATGTATGGCCTGACTTGAATGAAACATTCCGTATCCGTAATGGAAAGATGGTAGGTAGTAAAAGAGGTGTAAAAGAAATGAGAAAGATTACACCCAAGTCGTTTCACTCTAAATTAGAAATAGGATAATATGAAAAACTTTATTTTAATACAGATTAAATGTCCTTACACCGAAAGAACTATTACAACATTAAACGGAACGGAAAACCAAGCGTTCTTACTAAAAAACTACATTACAGACATCTTCACCAACGAAAGTGGTGGTATGACTATATGGATTGAAATTACCGCTTGTGATATTGAAGAATAATTTGGTAGATTAAAAAATAAGTAATATATTTGTAGAACAATTAAATAAGAATAGATATGATAAAAATAACAAAAACAATTAAGGTGAAAGCCGACTACGACATTACCAAAGAGTTTGATAGTGTTGAAGATTTACTAATGGAATTAAAAATCAATTATGGTTATGAAGGTGATTATGATGAAACCAACCAAGAGTTTATTGATGTCTTAAATACATACTTTGATGAACCGATGTATGTTCGTGGTGGTATTGGAACACTTGGTAATCTACACAGAATAGAAAATATTGAAATTGATACAGATGACTTTGATACATTTTACACTTATGAGGATAATGGTAAAGGTGTTTTTTCAATATGACGGAAGAAGAATACAATAACTGGTGGTTCATTTATTATTGTGAAATGGGGGTTGAGGGTTTCCCTGACCCCCGTTATTATGATGAGTATTACTATGAATTACACAGACAAAAACAACAAGAATTATTGGAGATACAATTTGACTTATAGGAACAGATTTAATATATTTATAGTATGAGAAGTAAAGAAGAAGTAATTATATTCCAGAACCAATCACATTTGGTTCAACAACATTTTAAGAATTGTGGAGTATGTCCCACATTATTAGACATCGCATTAGCCACCGACATAATGGTTCAGTTTGTATCCAAAGGTTATAGTGATAAACTCAAAGACAGGTTTGATAATTTTGAGAAATATATTGATGAAAAATACAGAGGAGGGGATAAGTAATGGAAAGAGAAGAAGTATTTTTAACTGGTGAAATTATAGAACACCCAATATGTGTATTCACGAATATCAACGAAGGTGGTTCTGTAATGGGATTTGTCTATAAGTTTAGAACAACTCAATTAGTCAATTACGAATATGAACTGGTTGATATATGGATTAAATCTGTATATGAAATCAAGAAGTGGGACATATTGAGAAAAGGACAGAAGTTAAAGTTGTCTGTATTACAGAAAGAGAAATCAAAGTATTCACCAGATAATATGGTGTTGAAATGTAATATTGTTTCAAGAAGTCAAAATTAAGTATTGCCTTTTGTTTTAATTTTTTTATATTAGGTATATGATAGACGAAAGAACAATATTGGAGATGGTAGATTTATACCAAAATTATTACAATCAATTTAACGACATAACAGATTATTACTTATCAAAGAAAAGTGAAAGATTAAATCAAAGAGAATATGATGATATATCAAATAAGATATTTAACAAACATATTCTATCACCTGAAGAGATGGATATATCTGTTGAAGAAATTGATGGTAAAACATTTAATAATTTTTCCACACAAATCGCAACATTTCCAATAGAAAGTCAAATAGGTAGAAGAATAACAATAGGTGTTAAAGAAAACAATACAGATACTTATTTGGGGTTCATTCGTCTATCTTCACCTGTATCATCAATTAAACCAAGAAATGAATATTTTGATACTAACTTGAAGTTAGATAAAATCAACAAATACTTTTACAACGGACAAACAATAGTTCCAGTTCAACCATTCGGTTTTAATTATTTGGGTGGAAAACTCTTGGCTTTAATCTGTGTATCCAACGAAGTAAAAAATATATTCAATAAGAAATACAATACAGATATTTCCGTATTTGAGACAACAAGTTTATATGGGTCATCAAAGTCATCGTCTATGTATGATGGATTAGAACCATACATCAAGTTTAAGGGACTTACTCAATCAAAGAATATACTAACACCAACGGACAACATTTACTTCACGATACGGGATAAAATAAGGGAATACTACGGAAATCCAGAATGGAATAACTCCCTTGTAAATCCAAAGGGTTCATCACCAAAAACCCGTGAGTTGAATAAGATGATACAGATATTAAAGAAACATATTAAAGAAATTGATATGGATAGATATAAAGAGTTTGATACACTCGTTAAAACAAAATCAACAACCTACCAACAGAAAAGATATTACTTATCAACTGGTGGAATACAAAACATACACGATGTTATACTTAATGATGAAACACCACAATATCTAAACAAAGATAAATATGACTTAAATAATATTATCCGTTATTGGAAAAACAAAGCAAACAAACGATGGAACAAACTACATAACGATAATAGAATTAAATACGAAAAAGAACTCTATACAAGAGAAACAATAAACGAAGGAATAAACTTTAATATAATAAGATAATGAAAGTAGTAAAAAAGTATTTTGAGTATGATTATGTATTTCATACACAAGAAGATTTAATAGAACAAATTAGAATTGATATTTCATCTAATCGTGAATTAGGAGAGAATACAAAAATTACACAAGTATTCCCACAAGATGAAACAATATATAATATTACTAATGATGAAACATTTATTCAAGTTGAATTATACCCCCTTGATGAAAATATAGTTGTTGAAGTATTGAATTGATAATTTCATATTTTATGATATATTAAAAACAAGGAAACTTTAATTAGTTATTTCTTTATGTTCTATTCATAAACCCTTATCTATTTAGGTAGGGGTTTTTTTATTTTAGGGAACACATATATTTATAGATATGGAACAAGAAAAAAGAGGTAGGGGAAGACCCCGTAAAACGATGGAAGCATTAGTAAGTAGGGGATTAGTCCCTGAAACCTGGAAAGAAGATATTATACAGATGGGTAAGAAGGGAAAGAATAAAATACATTACGCAAATTATTTGGGTATAACAAGGAATACTATGTATAGAATTATGGATAGAGACCCTGATTTTTTACACACTATAAAGAAAGCACTTTCTTATGCGGAGGAATGGTTTATATCCAAAGCAGAAAAAGAGTGGGAAGATAATACAGGTAAAAATGTGAATACAACCTTTATGAAGTATTATTTGCAGAATGTCTATAGAGATAGTGGTTGGGTTGATAGAAGTGATATTACAACAGATAATAAACCCCTTACAAATGATAATCAAATAGAAATACAAATCATTAAACCCAAAGATGAAGATACAAGCGACGGAACTTTACTTAAAGATTGATGAAGCAAAAAAGAACAATAGATATGTTTTTTTAAGAGGTTCAAGTAGAAGTGGTAAAACGATTGCAGGACTACAACATATAATCGTTGAAGCACTCACCCGTCCTAACATTTCAGTCAGTATTGCAAGGGCAACTCAAGTATCCATCAAGAATACCATTTTAATTGATTTTAAGGAACTATTAGAACAGATGGATATATTCCACAAGGGGACACTAAATAAAGTGGATATGACTTATACTTTTGATAATGGTTCAGTAGTCAGGTTCATAGGGTTAGATGATACGACAGGTAAATTGAGAGGGTTAAAATCAACTATTGTAATGATAGATGAAATCAACACGATAGACAGAAATAGTTTTATTCAGTTAGATATTAGATGTGAAGAATATATCATAGGTGCATATAACCCCGAAGTTGAAGAAGATTGGTGGGGTTTTGATTATGAAAAGAAAAAGAACGCAGAACTAATAATATCCACATTTAAGCAGAACCCCTTTTTAGAGGATAATGTCCGTCAGTCAATAATGGACTTAAAACACACAGATTACGACCTGTATTTGATTTATGCAGAGGGAAAGGTAGTTCCACCCCGAGAAAAGATTTTCGTTCAACCAGAGACATTTAATGAACCCCCCAAAAATATTAAACAGAGTTATATTGGTTTGGACTGGGGTTTTGGTAATGATGAAGCAGGTTGTGTTAGGGTAGATGTTGATGGGGACAACAGAGTATTTGTTAAACAACTAATTTATGATGTGGGTTTAACTAATGAAGATTTGGTTTATCTTTTACAAGAAAGGGGTGTGGATAAATCAATAGAAATAATTGCAGATAGTAGCGAACCAAAATCAATAGAGGAACTACGAAGGAAGGGGTTTAAGATTAGGGGAGTTAAAAAGGGTTCAGGTTCTGTTTTGTATGGGATACAGAAAATGAGGACTTACAAGATATTTATTGATGAAGGTTCAACTGATTTAATCAACGAGTATAAGAATTACAAG